TGTAAGAAATTAGTGTAGCAATTTGAAGATTTTGAAGGGGCAAGAAGTCAGAAAACCCAGTAATACCAGCACTTGCTGCTGTAGCTCAGTCGGCAGAGCGCATCCTTGGTAAGGATGAGGTTCGAGGGTTCGATTCCCTCCAGCAGCTCCATGACAAGCCCTGTAATTGCAATGATTATAGGGCTTGTTGTTTTGGTGCGGAATTTTAATCCGCCTGAACTTTAACACTATTTTAACACTTTGGGAACTGGAATAGGAAAAATATGCTTGCTTCCGCATAACAAAAAAGCCCCCGAACCGTCTGAGCGGCCGGAGGCTTTTTTGTGCTTGTGGAGCTATTTCTCTAGCAACACCTGCGCTTCAATCTTCGCCTGAATAAATGCCTCAATATCCCCGTAGGTCTCGGCGAGGAACCGGGAGGCGTCCGCGGTCAACATGCTTTTTGCCAGGCTGACCGCCCTATTGAAGGCTTCTTTTTGGCAATCCTTGCTAAACTCGCCGCTCTTTTTGAGCGCGTCTACATAGTCCTGCGAGACGGCTATGACGGCCGTCTTGATAGTGTCCGCGATTATCGCGATATACCTTTTAGCGATTTCATTCTTTGCCGCCGCTTTTGCCTGCAAAGCCAAATCGTTTAGAAAGCGGATCGCAAACGCCGATACTATCGGCACCGCCACCGTGATGACTGCCTGTAGCAAAGTGGATGATACTTCTTGCATTTTTCTTTTTTTCCTTTCCTTATTATATCAGTTTAATCCCCATTTTTGATTCCAGCATCTGCGTGTAGTTATACAGCGCTTGCGCGGTTTGCTCCCTAGTTAATTGCCCCTGCCAGTTGAAGTTGCCGTCGGCGGCCGGGAATATGCCGTTCTTGGCGGCCCATGCCGTTGCATCCACGTACGGCGGGCTTGGGCTGTCGCCTGTGCCTGAAATCTCTTGTTCATCGACGGTTGGGTCGCCCTCGTCGGCGCGGAGTATACGCCAGGTGTGTATTGTGACCATGCCGCATACTTCAAGCCCATATTCACGCTGAACCCACTCCACGCCCGCCCGCGTAAGCGGCCCAAAGCCGCCATCTTCGGTAAGCGGCGGGAGGTACCCTTTTCTGTTAATAAGCCTCTGAGCTTCCCTGACGAACTCCCTCGTGCTTGCCATGCTGCCCATGCCGCTGCCGTTAAGGAGCAAGGGCATATTCGGGAATTGTTCCGCCGACATGGCGTTAGCCAGCACGACCGCCAGCTCGCATTTAGACCGCATATCCCGGGTATATGCCGTATCGGCCCTGCCCCTCCAAGAATCTGCATAATGTATGCAGCAGTGGTGGCCGTCCATAAAGTTGCCGTTTGCGTCCTTCTCGGTCGCCCTGGTGACTTGGGGGCTTACACCAAAGTTATCCGCCAGCGACGCATTAAAAAGCAGTACCGAATGGTTGCGGGAATGCCACGAAATGCAAGTTACAAATCCGTTTGAGAATGTAAGCGTCGCGGGCCTTCCATTCCACGACTTGCCTGCTATCCTGATAATTGCCATGCGGTCTGCTTCAGTCTTTGGTTGCCAGTCGCTATGGTCGTAGCCTTCAGGCACAGGCAAGCGTACTGTCACTTTCTCGTTTGACCACAAATCACGCAATACCGCATCGCCGCTTTTGCCGCCGGCTATGACCTCCGCCCTTGTGTGCGCCTTTATCGTCTGATTGTTCAAAACGCCCTCCTTATCCGTCACCAAAAGTGTCCTAAAGCCATCCCGGCGAGACCGGTTAGCACTGCCGCTATGATTATCCACACCGCTTTTTCCCATTTTTCTCCAGGCTTTTTTTCCAGCTTGCCTATTCGCTCGCCCTGTTCCTTCGCCAATGTCAGGTGCTTGTCCTCCATTTTTTCCATACGCTTATCCATCGAAGTGTGCAGCATTTCAGCTTTTTGGGCGTATAGCGCAACATTGGTGGATAATTCATGGACTGAACTAACAAGCCCCTTCGTGTCCTTTATGTCGTCTTTCATGCTCACTATGTCGGATCTCATCAACGTAATGTTTTCCGCATTGTGGCATACATGGTCTTGTTGCATAGCGTTCCCCTCCCTCTTGTAATAGAAATAGCGTTGCCGCGTAAAAAATGCCGCCCTGCGGCGGTTGACAATGTTCTGGGTGTATAATAAAATGCCCCCGGCGGGCAGTTATGCCCCCAAAGGCGTTGCCATAAATGGTAGGCGGTTAGCCAATCCCTCGAACGTTAAAGCGAGAGGGGGTGAGGCCATTGTCATTGTACGAAATCCTATCGCTTGTTATTGCGGTTGTCGCGGTATACGTGGCGTGGAAGTCCGGCAAGGGCAAAAGAAAATAACCGCCCCTGTGCTAAAGTGCGCGGTTATCTTCTAACCCGTTCTTAGGCTAACCGTTTTACCGGCGACGCCTTTTGTATTTTTAGTATAGCAGAAATAGTGCTGCTGTCAAGATGGAAATGCCAGAAGCAGCGTCTAATCAAACCGAATTCTATTAATATATATCCTTACTGCAGCCGAAATATGAATATTCAGCTCATACGCCTCATAATCCGAATCATTTGGAAATGTGTAAGTCCTTTCTTGTCCGTGCGACCAGGCGGGGAGGCTTGTAAATGTGGCAAGCGTCACTCTTGGCGAATTAGCATTTGCGTTCCCGATCCCAATAACATGAAAATTCCTAGGCATCCAATTCGGCTCATCAGGCGGCGCTCTAAGCGTGACTGATGTTGCCCGCCAAGCCCTGCTGTAACCTAATCTTATCCACCCGGTTGAAGTGTTGGGGTTTGTTAACCATCCTCCGCCACCGCTGACGCTATCGAACAACCCTTCAACGGCATTCCACGGCGCATGAAATGTAGGGTACTGTGCGCTTGACCAAAACTGACTGGCTGTAGCAGTTATTACAACAACGGGAGGTGGCGGCTCAAAGCCCGGCACCGCTTCCCACGCCGCATTCCTGCGTCCGTATAGTCCGTCGTCAACAGGTGCTTCTTCGATACCTCCGCCAGTACCGCCTCCAACAGGAGACCATCCCACATCATAATCGTCCCCGGATACCTTTCCAAGAAAGTCGTCCTTATCTCCACCCGGCGGTAATAACCGCTTGTCGATTTTAGCCATCTGTTGAGCTATTTCTTCCTTTATCGCTTCCATATCTATATTCGGCACGTCAGGCGGCGCGTCCGAACGCTTCTCTACCGTAAACTCCATAGGCTCAGTCGGCTTGCTGAACTCGCTTATCTCGTTTTTATACCCGATAACCGTTACGCTGTATTCGCCTTCCATGTCAAACGGTTTCTCAACCTCACCCTCAAGGTCATATGTGATGAACTCATGGGCGAAATGCCCGCGCCGGAGCGTCAACCGGAAGCATTCGTAGCTGATGATATCCGGATTGCCGATTGTGTACGTAAGCGTCGTGTCCGTCTGCCCGATAATCAGCGTTGGCGGCGGGCCTCCCGCTGACCAGTTTATCGGTATCATCACCCGCGTGTAAACGCCCGTCTCATCACGCGAGACGTAGAAGCCATACGCCCCCAGCCCGACTAGCGACTTGACCCCGATGCGGAGTATCTGCTTGTCTGTCATGCGCCGGGGCGGTATATCGTCCTCCAGCATGTCCGCCAAATCGCCGTACTGCCCCTGGCGTATCATCGCCGACCTGCTTTCCGCCAAATCACCGTCTATGAAATACTGAACCAGCGTGCCGCCCGGCTCATCCGGCTCATGCCCAAACATAACCGTCCGCATATTGTCAGGCTCAAGGTCAACCTCATGCTCAAAATCAAACCGCATAATGTCACGCCCTGCTCACGAAAATATCAAACGTCATGTTCAATAGCCAGTTAGCGTTTTTAATAGGCCACTTCGTCTTTGTCTTTATAGAGATTACTGCGCCATCTGCCGGCGGGGTATCAAAAACAAACATAGGCGTCACGTAATCGAACGCCCAAACCCAATGACTAAAACTCGTCCCTGTCCCGCTGTTGATAGGAACGGTTATACCGCGCACACGCCAATACCGGGCGTTTATAGTGTCAAAAGTAACGGTTTGGTTTGTGGAGGAAAGGCTCGCTACCTCCGTCCAATCTTCGCCGTCATCAGAGTAATCCAGTCTTATGTTAGCCGCAGCTACATTAACCAACTTGCTTCTAAAAGTGTTTACAGGGATTTCCTCTTTGAAGTCGTATTCGTATGTGCCCCTCGGGCTTGCATACGTAGCACTATCGACCCAATTGCCGTTATCTACTGTTCGAATTACCGCGGCTGTTGGAAAAAGCGGAATCGACAGCCCTTCTCCTTCCCACGGCAGTATGATACGGCCCGTAGGATACCTTAATTTACCCCAATCATTACTGATCCATGCTTGAGCAGTTTCGAAATTCTTACCGTTGCATTGATACGCGCTGCCGTCCTGCTCCACATTATCTATCCATACGATAGTTTCTTCCGGCATAATTTCCGGAAACGCTATGTCGAACTCGGTTCTAATCCCGTCGCCCACAAAGATATTATTGAAAGTGAGATCCATAGGGTTATAAGCGTAAGTGGTATCAAAAATACCCACGCCCCGAATCATAATAAGTTTGTATAGGGCTGAGCCTGATATACCGATACTATCATTTAGTGCGCCCGCTGCCCACGACTGGTTAAATCTTAGGCGTCTTTCAGCCACACTTCTTGTCAGGGCGGGGACAAAGCGTCCATGTAAGCCGCCTCCTCCTTGCCCAAATTGCCTTTGTCTTGATTGTTCGGTAATTTGGTAGTTGTTCAGCGGCCACGCATAAGGGAAATCAGAGGAGCCTCCCCACCAGAACATCAGTTCGTCTGCCGTAATAATCCCTCTTCCAATAGTCGCTTGCCTAAAAATATTCTGTCCTGCCGGTGTGCCAATAGCGCTTCCATCTCCGGCATTCTGTGGGTGTTTGATAAACTTAAATCCGTTTACCCATTCGTCCATGCCTATCAGCTCGCCGTATACCGTAGCCCTTATGGTGATAATATCCAGATTGGTTTTTGTGAAGTTGATCGCATTCCCTTCCGCATCGGTCAGCATGGCATGTGTAAGAAGTCCGCTTGATCCGGCAAGCCCTAGTTCTGAGATCACACCATTGCCCTGATTTTCGGTTAACGTAATTGAATAGACGGCTTCGGCGGGACTGACCGCATAATTCGCCGATAGGGCCGACGCCGCAAACGAGAAAGTTTGATTAAAAAGAGCTGTCCCCGTTTCATTCGGCACGCCATCGCCATTACCCAGCACCATAGTGGTTATAACACTGCCCCCGGCGACAATGGCATTTATGAAATTGTCCAGCACCACATTATATGATATGTAGGAGTTCTTTTTCTCCTTTGTGGCGGCGTCAAAGACGTCAATCTCAAACCTGTTGTGAATATAAAGTTTTGCTTTTATTTTGGCATACCCCATTATAGCGGCCCTCCCCCGACTAATGTATTCGTTATGACGCCTTCGGCTGACAGGGTGATTTCGCACAACCCCATATCGCCGAAATATGTCGGTCTTTGAATCTCTGTATTTGTTATAACGCCTTCGGCTGATAAAGTAATCTCACAAGTACCCATGTCGCCGAAATATGTAGGTCTTTGTACTTCCGTATTCGTTATCACGCCTTCTGCAGATAAGGTAATCTCGCAGGTTCCCATGTTGCCAAACATAGGCTCGCCTGTGTTTATAGATATGCCCGAGTTAGGCCAGTACGGCGAACCTCCTATTTCGTTGCCGACCTGGTATTGCAAATATGTCAGCACACCGGCGGTAAGGGTAATTATTCCACCGCGCTGTATCGCTGCCGAAGATGTAAGATAGAGCTTGCCGCCTTCCACGCGCATGTCGGTAATGGTTCGCGCGCCGGATTGCACAGTTAGCGATAACGCCTGGCTAAAGGGCTGCTCCCGCTTCCATAGAATAGGATAGTTGCAGGTAACTATGATGTTAAAGTTGTCTATCCACTCCACGTCGATTATTTGCAGACCCGCAGCTTCCGCCGATATGTTCGATATGTTAATAACTTCTGGTACTACGCGAATCGGATTATGCTCCGGCTTGAACCCCTGCCCGACGAGGAACCGCCCCGAGATAAATTCTTTGTTGCATCCCGTCACTGCAAAGCCGATGCGGTAGTCGTTCAGCCTGTGGACGTGTACCCAGGTGTTATCTTCCCCGGCTTCGTCCAGGATTTCCTCCGGAGCCCAGACGCCCGGCAGCGCGGGCGTGTCCATATACGTGCGGTACGCCACAACGCCGTTGTATTTTATGTATGCCACGATAAGCCCGGTGTCATGGTCTGGGAACTCAAGGGCGTTCCATCCGCGCACAGCAGACAAGAACAGCGCCTGAGACGCAAGCTGGACGCGCGTAAACGCCTGGTCGCCAATCTGGCACCACAGCCTGTCCTCAAAGTCGATCCAGAATATATGCGGCATGTCGTCGGTGACAAGGGCGTGCTTGTCCTGTCCGCTTATGAGCCGGAACTTGCCGTTGAACTCTATGGCCGCTTCTTTGGCAGTTATGGTGGGGAAAGCGTTGCGGAACATTTCGGTAAAAGCCGCGCCGCTGAGGAAATGCCCCTCTCTATATCGTGTCCTGAGTATGACGAGGCCGTCTTCTTCGTCAATAGCAATTACGTATATGTTTTGCGGAGCGACTGCGCTGCCCGCTTGGAGCAAGCTTATATCGCGTATATGGTATGGCAGCGGGGGCGGCGAGCCCATAAACAGCGCATCTATCGTGTATTTGACGGCACGGGGCCTGACAAGGATGCGCCCTGATGTGCATTGCATTGTCACGCGAAATTCATGGTCGCCCGCCGCAAGCTTCAGATAAGAATGGGCTATGCTTATTTCCCTGCTGCCGCGCCTTACCTGTGCTGTATATGGTGTGTAAAGTGTCTGGGCTTCATTGACGTATATCCTGATTGTGACCGTTGTGTCTTCAGTTGCGTAAAACGACACAAGGAACAGCCCACGCGCTTCTGTCGGCCTTGAAAACTCCACAGGCTTTTCATCACGATGGATCCTCGCTATCTGCCGTTCCGATTGTTCAATCCAGATGTCGCTCTCGTTGTAATCGTATTCCAACCTGAATGATTGCGCAATTATATCCCGGACGCCCCTATTTGAAATCCGGCCAATAACACGCTGCGCCGTACCAAACTCGTCGTCAATTTCATCCCCGCCGGGATTTGAGATATCGCTTGCCAGCAATCCACTGTAATATGTGCGGTATTTGTTGATGATGTAAGGCTGCCCGTTAATAATTACAGTGTCGCCAAGCTCAAACAACGGATCAATATATGCCATTCGCGCTTCATAGGGAATGTGAGTGTAGTCTTTCAGCTTTTCATATATATCCGCCGCCATGCCTTCCGTCGCATGTGGGAAATCATCTATTACAAGCTCAAGCCCTAATCCGGGCGGGTCAGGCGCGGCGTAATAATCCAAGTCGTCTATGAACATTTTAACGCTGCCGATTTGGAATGGGTCGTTTTTTGATGTGAAGCCCTGAACGGATAAACCTAGACCATGAGTCCGCTGCGATTGATATGCAGGGCAAAGATACAGTTCACCATTGTCAGTTATTGTGAAGTTACCCGCGTGGGCGGTTGCAACGTCGCCCAGCACCTCGCGTACGCTTATGTCCTCCCCCTCTTCATATTCAAACGAGTAATTGGTTATCTGGTTGCGCGGGTCAAGCTCCAAGTTCCACGGCGCGCCTGTCAGCGCTTGCAAAACCGCTTCTGCGGTCATAGGCCATATTGGATGCTGCCCTAACGGCCGAAACGCCGAGTCAAAGCCATATGCCGCGTCGTAGCACGTCAGGAGAAGCCATGTTTTTTCAATGTCCTCATCGCGTTGCGATATATAGTAATGCCCTTTTTCAAGCCATGCGCCGATACCGTCAATACGCATTTGCAGCTCCACTTTAGCGTTGCGCGGAGGGTTTCCGTATATAGGGCGCACAGCTATCTTAAGCTGGCCCGCTATGACGTTGCCGATCTCAAAATTTGAAGTCATGACATTGTTTATGGCTTCCAAAGACGCTATATCTATTTCGTTTTGGCTGTACATATTGCCGCCGATAACGGCCCTGTACTCGTGTCCCATGCGGATTCACCCCGCTGTCAAAATTGAATAAAGTTTGTAGCCGCGCCTATCCGCTTGCCGGTGACAGTCGATATTGTGCCGCGGAATGATGAGCTGTACATTCTTTCAGTGGCAATTCGCCCGAAGTCCTCGAACGTGACGCTTACTTCCTTTTTGCCTCGCAATACATCGTGTTCGATATATCCCCATTCTTCAATAGTCAATGGGATCATACGCACCGATACTTTCAGTTTCCAGCCCAGATAATCGCGCCATAGAACAGTGTCCAGTGTACGCCCGGTTGTCGGGCCTTCCAAGTCGTTGCGCTCCACATCATATTGCCCGGCAATTATGAACCTCCGCAGGTCATGCCCGTCCACAGTCAGTATCATGCGTTAGACAGCCCCCTTTCCCCACGCCTCAGCGAGCTTATGTTGTGCGCGTTGACGGCTGTTGTAATTGCCTGCGTGTCAAGGTTGACTTGCATTCCTGCCGCCACTGCCTCTATCAGGTTGCGCAGAAGGCTGTTCGTTATTTCCTGCTCTTCTTTCAGAAGGAGAAGATTGGCAGTCAAACCGTGGTCGGGCTGCTCTTGCGCTGCCCCGGATGGGCGGCCCTTTTCGACTATGGCGTTTACGGTCACGCTGTCCACGATGGCGCCGCGCGACAGCTTGGGTATCTGCACGTTTGCGATCGAGGGCGATATAACCGGCAAAGCAGACGACACAACGCTTTGGATATCCGCCATCAACGACCTAAAGAAGTCAAGAATCGGATTGTACGTCGTTTGCAAGCCTTCTAGCAAACTCGCTCCGATTTCCTGACCTTGCAATCCCAAAGCTCCGACATCATCCGCGCCGCCGAGTTTGAGTTGGAAATCGAAAGCTTGTTCCCAAACATCCTGCAAGCCTTCGCCCATGATTTTGGCGTTGCGGATTTGTTCAAGCCTTGCGGCTTCCAGCATGTCCCCGGCTTCGACAGCTTCGTTAATCAATGCCGTATAGTCAATGTCGGGCGTATATTCGACGCCGCCGAAGGTTTTAACAATCGTGCCGGCCAAGCTTTTAATAGTGTCAACGGCAAGGTGGGCTGAGTTAGCTATGCCTACAGCAAGCCCTTCAATCATATCTCTGCCAAAGCCCTCATACACCCTTGACGGAGATCTGGACTCGTTGGCCCTTTGGGTTGCCTGTTGCACAGCATTTGCCATGTTTACTGCCGCATTCACCGCTAGCCGCGCATTGTTTGCAATGCCGTTGGCGAGGCCTTGCATTATCCCTCTGCCAAGCTCTTCAAACGCTTTCGACGGTGAAGACATCCTCATAGTTTTTTGAAATTGCTCCAACGTCATCTCGCCAACACCCGCTACCGCAACCATAGGGATATGCGCGCTATCGTCTATGCCTTTGGCAATGCCTCCGGAGATATCCGCACCCATGCCCGGCAAATTGGCGTCTTCCAGTGTTTTCCGCAGCGAGTTCGTTGTGTTGTTTGCCAAATCAGCCGCAGCCCTCACTACGCTTTCGTCTTGATTGAACCTCGTCGCCACATTCCCTATAGCCGCATCCGTAGAATCTCCAAATAACTCTGCTAATTCAAGCAACTCTTGATTTGATGCATTTTTCAGCATTTCGGCATAACCGGGGCCGCGCTGTGCCATTTCCTCGAACTTTTTCAACACGCCTTCGTCAACGCCGAGTTCGGCCGCCTTTTGCATTAATTCGGCGGTATTGTCCCCCCATTCCCGGGTAATACGGGCATTTTCACGTAAGTTGTCGGCGATTTCACTCAACGAAACTGAGGTTTCTTCATTCATGCGTGAGAATGCGTCCGCAGCTTGTTTTTCTATCGTCTCATATTCGCCACCCAGCCCGCTTAATGCTTCAATTTGGTCGTCGGTATACTGGATTGCACCAATGGCTGCCAGCCTGTATGCTTCGACAGTTTCTTCAGACCACTCAACGCCCGCTTCCAAAGTCGCTTCAAACGCCGCTATAGCCTCCTCGGAAAACTCGCCGTAAGTGGTTTTTGCAATCTCGAATTGCTCGACCAGCGTACCGGCGTGTTCCCTGTGCGCGCCGGCAAGCTCCATAAGCCTGTTATATTCCGCAGCAGACATGTCTTCGAATATGCCCGTCATGTGCAGCCCTGCTTCGGTCATTTTCCAAAAAGCGATTACGGCTTCGTCCGAGTACGTCCCGTAAGCCGCCTGCGCGTTTTTCAGCGTTGGGATCATCCGTTCCGCCTCTTTGCGCATATTTTCCCGGCTTTCAATAAGGGCTTGGTCGCGTGCCGCCGCGCGTTCCATCGTTCCGGTATATGTGTCTTGAGCTTCGTCCAATTTATCTAAAGCCCAAACCGTCGCGATAATCGCGGGGGTCATGACTAAAGCCGCCGGCCCGGCCGCCCTCAGCGCTACGCCCAGCTTCCCTATAAAGCTCCCTGAAGTTTTAGCGGCCGCGCCTAGCCCGGACGTTGCGCCAGCAGCCCCTTGTGCCGCCGCTGCATAAGACGCTGCGCCGGCCGCAGCAGGTTTAAGCAGCCCCAGCCCCATCGGCCCAATCAGGGGCGCGATCTTTATTAACAGCCCCAACAACGTACCCAGCGCCGATATTACCGGGGCAAGCAAAAGGGCAAAGCCCACCAGCGGAGACACGTCGAAAGCCGCCGCAATGATATCCTTTATTAATCCGGCGACTTCTTTGATAATGCCCCACCAGTCAATATTTGACAGGAACGCCTTTATATCCCGCCCAACCTGTTTCCAATCTACATTTTGGATTGCAGTCCGGAACATGGACAGCAAGCCAAGCGCCATATCGTTTACCGCCGCGCCCGCCTCAGCCCAATTAACAGTGCTGAAAAAGGACATTATTCCCGCTGCTATACTAAGCCCAAGTTCTTTCCAGTCCGTAGTTCGGGCAAAGTTGCCTACGATATCGGTTATCGCGTTTACAATCTCACCGGCAAACCTGCCATACCTTGTCAGTATGCCGCGCCAGTCGATATTGTTGAGCAGTTCTCCAAGCCTTACGCCCAAGTCCGCCCAATCCACGGTAATCAGGGATTCTATCAACAGGTCGAGTATCCCCTTTGACCATTCGTTGAATGTCTTGGCCGCCAGTTTCCAGTCAAACGTCCTGATAAAACTGTTTATGCCGCGGCCTATTGTGCGCCCGACATTGCGCCACGGAAACCTCCGGGCAAAGCTATGAAGGAAATCCAAAGCCGTGTTGAGGCCTTGCGCCAACGTGTGCCCTAATGCTTCCCATGCATCATCACTTGACAGGAAGCCTCCTAGCAGCCCCGCCAGGTTCTCGCCGGCTGTCCGCGCGCCTTCACGTATGGAATCCCACGGTATTGCATATAAAGCGCGGGCAAAACGCAAAGCGCCTTCCGCGCCTAAGTCGAACCAATACTCAAAGTCTTCTTCCGAAAAGAACTTCCTCAGCTTTTCAGCAAACTCATCAATCCACGACACGTCCGGCGGCTCGAAGTCAAAATCAAGCGCGTCGGCGCCTCCTCCTCCGCCGCCGCTGTTGTCGCTTAAAACATTAAGCTCGTCAAACCCCGCCAGTTGTTTCCGTGCATCGCTCGCGGCTCCGCCAACAGCCTCCAGCCCTTTCGCCTGTTCATGAAGGCCACGCGCCGACGCCCTTGCTTGTTGTATTGTGCGCCCAAACAACGTTGCCATGAATTGAGCCAAGACGGCCGTAAACTGCGCCAGCAGTTGCATAAAGTTTAAGATTGCCGGTTGTATTACTTCCCACAGCGGGGCAAATGCGGTAAGGAGGTTTACGCGGATTTTATTCCATGAATCCGCAAACTGGTCGTTTGCCATCAGGACTCGCCCCAAGTCGCGCGTAAGCCCGTTCAGCGCCCTCCGTATGACGCTGAACACCAGCGCCGTCACCGCAATGCGCCTCATGCGCCGCCACATGCGTTCAAGCCCGCCCGCCGCCCGTCTGCTGCTTCTGTCGATGCCCAGCAAATTGCGAACCATGCGGGAAAGCCCCCGAGCGGCGCCCGCAGCGCCTTTTGCGATAGACGCGACGCCCGACCCGATCCGCCGGAGCGCATCGACAGCCTTTTTGGCGGTGGCCTGTGCGGCCTTTCCAATGCTTTCAAAGCTCGTCCTTGCCCGCTCCGCGCCCTCTTGCGAGATCCCGATGTCGGCGTCCTGCAGTTTCCGAAGCTCGGCTTCAAGCATCCCCGCTTCGTTCTTCGCGTTATTCAGCGCAATTGCCAGGCGCGCTATGCCAAGCGGATCGCCGTCAGCTTTTGCCTGCTCAAATTGCGACTGCAGCTCAGCGACTTTGTTGCGCGCGGATTCGAGGCCGCTTTCAACTTCTTTTATCCGCATTATGTCGGCGACGGGCTGAGACAGCCCGTCCGTGAACTTGTCGAACGCTTCCTCCGTAGCCTGTATCTCGTGTCGCAATGCGACAATTGTGGCCGGATCCTGTTCTTCCGCTAATTGGTCATAAAGACGTTGCAACGCATCCTCAAAAGTGTTTATGTCTTCCTGCGCCTGTGTCGCCTGATCGGCAAAACCGAATACCGACGACTTGTGCAAGCCATCCATCGACTTTTGTATGTTTTCGGCGCGCTGGTGCAGGTTAGCGAGTTCAGCTTCAGCTTCCGTGAACGCATCTCGGATTTTGTTGGCTTCTGCGGACGCCTCTAGTTCGGAAATGGCTTCCCTGAGATTTTGCGCCTCTTCGCTTACAGATGGGTCGAGCTTGATGTCCGCCATTGCCCGTTTCAACGCATCTGCACTGCCGCGGATAGCGTCCATTTTATCGTCTGTCGGCCGGAGTTTTTCAGCGAGGCGATCGACTTCTTTTGTCGCCTCCGACAAATCTTCACCCTTGAAGCCGGTCTCCATAAGGTTCTCAAGGAGTCCAACTGCCTTTTCGTACTCAGCAATAAGATCCTTGTTCGCAGTTTCAACGGCCTTCAGATCTTTTTCGAGCGCTGCGGCTTCTTCGCGCATATTCTTCAGTGATCGCGGCTCTTTTTCGCCACTCATTATCTTGTCGAGTTCTTTAGTAAGCTCTTTTAGGCGCGCAGGGTCGGGCGGCTGCATTTTTTCCACAGCTTCCGCTACTTTGTCATATTCAAGCTTCAAGTCGGACACGGCGGCTTCCTGCTCTTTGATCGCGCCGGATGTTTTCCTATATTCATCCGCTAGGTGCTGGAACTGCCGGGCGGCGTCGCGGACGCCTTTGATAATGCCGCGGTTCTCAAGCTTCGAATCTATGATTACTCGGGAATCCGCCATATCTATCACACGTCCTTTCGCTTATCCGTATATGTCATCTGTGCGCCCCGCTTTTTCCAAAAACACGACGTCATGCCCGATTTTGTTTATCAGATCCCTCTCGCTTTTCGACAGCTTGCTCATCGGGGTCTGCCGCCAATAGGCGTAACGGCTCAGCGTACAGCCTTCCGGAAGCTCCCGCAGGTGCGCGAGGAACTCCCAATAGGTCATGTCGGACTTGTCGAGGTTGACGCCTTTGAGCAGGAACGCGTCGTATATAAGCTGCCCGTCCTGCCGGAAGTCGATGGAGGCGGGGAGGTTTTTGTCTTCACCCCGCGCCTCGCGGCCCTGCATGAGGTAATCGAGGGCAAGCCGCACCGCCTCGGCGGTGTTTTCGGGGTGCGGCTCCGTGTACATGTTGTCCATAACAAGCTCGGCTTTTTCCCAGTCCATCAGATCCGGGTCAAGCAGGGCTTCGAGTGTGAGGATGCAGTTGCGGAAACAACCGTTGAGGGTGTACTCGGAGCCGTCAATCTCGACAACCTCCGGGGGCTTGGCGCGGTAGTCAGTTAATCGGCTCATTCTGGCTTGAAACGCCGGCGTTGTTTATTGCCACACTCATATCCGGCACAGGCGCGAGTTCCGGCAAAGCGGCCGGCACGTTGACGGCAATTTGAGGATCTGCGCGGTAGCCGTCCATCTTAGCTTTCCGCACTTTTACGTATTCTTCAAAAATCGGATTGAATACTTTGTTGAACAAAGTCAAGTTTTGATCATCCTCGTCAATGATGGTTTCCGTGACGCCTATGCCGATGATTTTATCGGAAGCGGCAATGAACGTGTCATAGGCGTCGGCAAGCCCGCCGAGTTCGGTACTCGCTGCATCCAACGCGTCAAGCCCTTCCTCATCGTCAATTTCCGGCAAGTCGCGGAGCTTAATGCCGCGAATCTTCGATAGGTCGTTGAGCGCCTGGACGACGCGCGCCACATTGCGGATGAAAAGCTCACTTTTCGGGTTGTAACTTGCCGTGCAGATTAACACCCCGCCAACTTCTATTTCGATTTCTTTTCTGTGCGATTTGCCGGTGATGGTTCGATTGCTTGCGGACATTCTTTGTCACCCCCGTCGTCTTTATTGATATCTGCACGTACGCTGTCCTTTGCCGCAAAACCTTTGGCGATTAATTCTTCGCCGCGCTGGTCTGATACGTCCAAAACGGAACCCGCCTCAACTCTGAGGCGGGTCTCCCTGTCCGTATATGCGCGTATTACGTTGATCCGCATTACGCTATGCCTCCGGCGTGAAGGTCGGTGCGGGCAGCATCTGGTTCACTGAGCCAAAGATAGGCTCGCCGCCGAGGTGTATCTCGTACGGGAAGTCAACGCGGGACGACCCTCCGAGCGACTGCGGCACAATGGTTGACGCCGGGTATATGTCCGCTTCGTATGACGTTACGGCCGGTGTGCCGGAAGTCGTGCTGATGTACCCGTAAGCGAGCATGATCTTAAACTCCTGCATCTTGGATAGCTGGCCGCGCCTTGCGTATTCGTGCAAAAGCTGGTTCATTTTGCCCCTGTTCGCGATTGGGCGGATGGTGTTTGGCTCGAACGACATCTGGCGCTCAAGCTTTTCTACTGTCGTGTATGTGTCGCCGAGGATATCCGTGACGGTAGTTATGTCAGGATTGAACTCAAGCGCGGCGTCCTCGGTCTTATATCCCTGTGGCTCCCATTCCGCAGCGCTTGGACTCCACGTGCCCGTCTGCGAGGATACGTCCACATAGAGTATCATGCTGTTTCTAAGGGCTTCCGAAGTCAATGTAAATGTGTCTGGCATTTGTCTGTCATCCTTTCGTTTTTAGTACAGTTCCGGCTCCCGTATTTTCTGGAACCGGATATTCAGCTGTATGCTGTATTCGTCGATGCCCGGCTCAAGGGCGATTCCTGTCTGCATCCCGCCGCCCGCGCTGATGGACTCATACGCCGTGTCGCCGAAACGCGGCAGAAGCGGGTTCTCGTTGGAAGTCCCCCTCATGTCCTCCTCATAATCAATCCACATCCTGTAGTTGATGATGAAGTCGCCGAGGCTGCGGCGCGACGCGCTGCTGTTTGTATGGCGGCGCAGCGACAGCATCAGATCTAATTGGCAGTCGCGCACGATCCCGCTCAAGACGTCCCCTGTTTTCTTAGACGTGCCGCCGACTATAGTGACGGCGCTCCCTTGCGGCCCATGCGGATTCCTCGGGTCTATGTCTAAATAATCTATGGACAGCTTTTCGCCCGGCTCAAGTGCCGGATACGCCTCAAGAAATGCCTTGAGCGGTTCCATATACTTCATTGGTGCAAAAGACATCACTTGCCCCCAAACTCGCGGGCTATAATCCCCGCTGCAAATTTTTTCCATTCGCCGTAGCGGTCGTACGATGCGCGCCTGTCCCAAAACGGGCCGGCTTTCTTGTTGACAGCCTTGCTGTACTCCAAGCCGCGGTCAGGCACCCCGAGGTCGCTAAGCAAGACTTTCGTAATGCCTTTCCTTGACTTCCAACCGTCGGGGGTCTCAAACCCTGCTCGCCGCGTCACCGGATCGACCATGACTTTTCCGTAATAGAGGTACTTGCTGTATGGCGTATGGTAGATAATCTCTCCGCTTCCGATTGTCGTAGCAAGCATCGCAGAGCGGATTAGCATCCCCGTTTCCATCGGCACATACGGCTCGAACTCGCCGATCAGGAACTTGTCCCAAGCTTGCTGTAGGCGGCTACCGGTACGGGTCGCGTTCCTGACCTCGGCTTCCGGATACCAGTCGAGGTATACTTTGCCGGCTTTGCTCTTTGATATGAGTTTTCTTTTGATTTTCATGCTCACGGCTAAGCCCTCAAAGAAACGTGCTGCGCACGTTCTGTCCCGATAAGCCGGGGTTCGACCTTCTGGATACGCAAAGCTCCCGGCGCGGCCGTGACAAACGCGTTTTCCGCGTCTGTCACAGCGTCGTCGTCGCCCCAGTCGAATTCGTGATTAGTCTCGTAAGGTACGACGATTGAATGCGGCTGCATGTCGTCTGCCGTCCATTTTCCGTCAAGCCCCGCCTCCGTCAGCACGTTCCATTCATGGACCGGCACGTATGTCATGCCTGGCTCAAGAAAACATTGCAGAAACAGAAGCTCTTTAACTATCGCGCCCGTTTTGAGTGCGACGGAATTTGACTCTTCTGAAAAGTAAACGTTGCGCAGGACGCGCCTGAACGGCTTAACTAGCCCTGTGCCGGGGTTCTGCCATCGGCAGTAGATAGTAACCGTCCGCCGCACGTTCGGCGGCCTTAATCTGGCATTATTCATGTTACACCGCCCTGCTCACAAACTCGTTGTGCAGATCCGTTCCCGCCAGATGCTTTATTATTACCGTACCTATCTCGGCGTTGGTGTCGGCGGCGGGCTTCGCTTCCTGTGCCCTCCAGCTGTACGACGCGTGCGATTCCGAAATCAGATCCCCCGGCTTTGGCCCCCGCTCTGCCCGGTACAGCAGCTCCGCCACTTCGCAGACGCATAGCTTAAGGTATTCCGGAACTTCCACGAGAGTAACGCGCCGCCAATTGATGCGCATTTCGGCGGCGCGGCTCCAATATTCGAATTCGACGGCAGGTATCGCTGGAGGCCTCCCTAGCAGGTATCCGGTTTCGTAATACTGTAAGTTAACCCACATAGCGCTACCCCCTCACGTGGAACGGTCTGCCGTCCGACGTGTGGAAAGCAAGCCCGTCCGCTGTGATGAAAGCTCTCGATCTTCGCGCTATGCTGCGTAGAAAGCAAAAGGGAATCTCACCGAGCCGTCAGGCTGCAAGGCGTTTACGGGGTTCGGCAGTTCCCAACCAAGGCGCATCCACACGATCAGCGCCGTCATGTTTTCCAGCATTAGATTATTCACGACGACCTTCGTAACCGGATCTGTTATGACACCGCTGCTGTCCAGTCTGTAAGAGATATCACGCCGGATGCTGAACACCGCCTGCGACATGTCGCCCACAAGTAGCCCGGCCTTCGTGGTGTCCCACGCGCCATTTCTTGAAAACATCATTGGGATGCTGTTTAGCGCGTATCCCGGGGCTTGCTGCAACGGCTGGGCAGTCTGCTGCATGAACAATGGCTGCTTATTGTCGTCCCTGAGACCGCGCAGCCTGCCCATCATAGGCACTGACGAGATTATGCCGTCAGGCACATATCCCGAGTTCTCTACCTTCGCAATCGCTCCGTTTTCCCCGAATATGTCTAGGAAGGTGTCGCTGGTGGACGCAATAACCGCGCCGGCCGCGTCCGCGCTGTCGTAGATGCTTTCGCGCCAGTCTGCGGGTTTCCCGTCGCCGAATATGATAGCCGCGTCAATGACCGCGCCTATGGACTGCGTTATCTGCGGCATAAGCTGTCCAAACAGGTCATGCCCGTTCGCCAACGCATCTTCGATCACAGCGTCCGGTATCGGCACGACCGCCGCGAGCTCAGCTGCTTTGATGGTTTTCTTCTCCCACGCTGCCGCCGTCACAGGCTTGTGTCCGGGCTCGCCGTTGACAAAGCCGGCGTTGGGCAGGCTTGCGAGTACCGGCATTGACAGCATGTTGCTTGACATGTCAGGCAACCGCCTGAACATCGACAGCGCGGCCGAATCCGCAATGGCGCCCTGCATTATCTCCTGCAGGTACTGCTCCGGGATCAAGCCCTCTGTATCTGATCTTAGTATAGGCATATTTTACCTCCGTTTTTTATTCTTTTTTACTTTCTCCCTCCGAAAATCGCCTGCGTCAGATTTTGTGTCGGCAGATTATTCTTCGGATTCTTCGGCCCCACGTATCCGGGCAGCAATGCGCCGGGAGGGGGCTTTTGCGGATCTTCCGCCTTCGTGTACGGGTGATCCTTGAAATAAGCTTCAGCAGCCCCTTTGAAGTCGGTCTTGTCGTCCGTCAGTTTGCCGATCCGGATTGAGTATATCTCCAAATCCTCCGGGTCTGACAGACCATGCCCAAGCAAAACTTCCTTCCGTTCATAATCGGCGATTCTGGCTAAAGAGGCTGTGTGGTCGGTGTTTAGCTTGTCGAATTGATCTGACAAGGCTTTCAGCCGGTCGCCGTCCGTCTCCTTGTTCTTCTTTGCCACAAGGAATTGTTTATAGTCGTCGGACTCCGCATCTTTTTTCCAGTTGACGAAGCTGGAGATATCGTCATTTTCGGCCAGTCCGAGTTTTTCCATTGCTTTCTTCTCGCTGCCCTTGAGCTGTTCCGTCAGAGACGCCACTTTTTCGGTGTTGCCTGTCATAAGCTTGCCGTGTTCCGCCATGATGGTGTTGATCGTCTCGCTGTCGAGGTCCAGCCCTTTTAGAAATTCGCGCATAATTCATTCTCCTTCGCTTTGTTATCGCAGGTTGCGCTCTGCGTAGAGTCGCCGGTTTGTCGTTACCGGCCAACGGTGGTTATATCAAGCGCCGTGGCGCTGAATATATGAAATTTGTTGTTGCGCTACTTGAACGCGTGTGCTACAATGTAGCTAACAAGACTGAAGTTGGCCGAGGAATGGTGTCTGTCGGCCTGAACACGGAGATTAGTATCCTAACCTTCTCCGAGACTTCAGTTTTTATTTTTTGTGTGGAATGCCGTAAGTAAAACCGTAGTTTCATTTCCCCTGAGCTCATAGCGTCCCCTTTCGGGCATAATAAAACCGCCCGGAGGCGGTTGGGCGGTTATCGGTTTCTATATACCATTATGGGTACTCGCCATATATGACTATACTCTGGGCAGGCATTTCAAACTGGAAATACACGCCGCCTTGGTTGCCAAAATGCGGGTGTATTTCGCCAACGCCCTCTACCTGTATCATACCGGGGTCTAGCCCGCCTTGTCGGGGGAAGTACACTTCCACTATATCACCCGGTTCGGCGTGCCACGGTAAAGCGTCTATCGCCTCCTGTACATACTCCTCCCAAATGCCGCTTATTTCCCACGTTACCGTGTATACGGGAGGCCCGTAAAACTGACGTGCTGCCCCATTTACGCCTACCCAGCCGCGCAATACACGCGCAGCGGCGTTATCGCCGCCATCTCTGTTTACGCCGATATACATATCAGTTACGTTTCTTGCAATGTTTCCTACGCCTATCATTAACGGCATGATCAATCACCCCTATGAGTATTGGATATATATTTGTCCTGTGGTAAGCGCAGACACGTTATGCGTTAATGGACTGGTACCTGCGTATATGTTCCGTGCCGCAGCCGTGCCTACGGCGGGGTTTCCTACGGTGAGGTTGCCTGATTTAGTTTGGGCGGTCGCGGTCGCGTTAATCACATCGGTCGTCATCTGGGTGGGTACGCCGTTGGCGGCAAAATATATCGGTCTCGTAGTGCCATTGCCTACCGCAGCCGCGCCCATTGTGCCTATCCTCATGTTGGCCTGAGTTAATGCGGTAGGTACACCGTTGGCGGCGATGTAGACGGGAGCCTGTGTTGAGCCTATGGCGGTGGCGCCGAATAACCCCTGCCGCAAGTTAGCTTGCGTGAGCGCGGTTTCAACGCCCGCGTTCCTATACGTCGGCATGGTTGCAGAGCCTACCGTGGTTGTCGAAGGGGTCGGTACGCCGTTAGCGGCGAAATGCACTGGCTGGTTTCCCGCGCCTATGGCTGACGCGCCGAATATGGTAGTCCTGAGATTGCTTTGGGTCAACGCGCCTATGATTCCGTTCACCTTTTGCCGTAGCCAGTTAAAAAGCGTACCAACATTGCCAACCTGTGCCGTGGTGTCGGCAGTTGTATTGGTACTGGTGTTGGCGGGTACAGAATGCTGTACTGCTTGAACTTCTGATGCCGACAGGCCGCCGCCCGGTTTATCGTCAATGTATTTCTTTGTAGCGGCGTCTTGCGGTTCTGCAGGGTCGGCTAGGCCTTTTATGGGATTGCCGTCCATAGATATTGCGTCCGCAAACGTCTTTTCGCCACTTATCGTCTGGTCGGTAGTTAGGTCAACAAAATTATCCCGAACCCATTTTTCGGTAACGTCGCCTTTTACGCCGAAATTGCTGACAATGGGGCTTAATTCCCCGTCTTTCTTTAGATAAGCCTCAGTGCCTTTCATTCAAAGCACCCCCTATCTGGTCAATCAACCAGTTTTTAAATTCCTGCGTGTTGATTCCAAGCTCTTTCAAGCTCGTTACTTCACGCTTCTTGTTTTTGTGACCGATTGCGTCAAGGTTCTTTTTGCTATTCACACCTGAGATGAAGAACGATTCTATCACCACGCCCATTTTGTGAGCGGTAGAGGAGCCCAGGATTTTCTTGCCGTTTACCTCAATGTCGTTACCTGATATAACGGCTTCGGCATCCTTAGTATGAGTTGAGATATATTCTGCGATTTTAGGCATGATATGCTCCAAGAAGTGATATCTGCCTTTTTTATTCGGGATTATGAAGATAAACATCAAATCGCTTTTGTTCACCGCAGTCGCGCCGCCTTGGGTCGGGAACGGGACTACTTCTATTTTGTTTTTCTCGCAGTAGTCGCGGTTGATATAGTCACCCTGCATTCCGCAGAACACCTCCGCTTTTTGCGGCTCGTAAACGGTCAGCTTTAATTGGCGGTAGCGTATCGCCCTTGCAACCATCGGGAACGACCACCTTAAATCTTTCGATTCGATAAGCCACTGGTCGTCAAAGTCTTTTGCTTCGGTGTCTTGAGCTTCCAATAGTTCGTTGCCCTCGCGCAAGCACCGCATGGCTAGTTTCGCGCCTTTGATTTTATCGTAGAAATGTTTCATTACTGTACGCTCTCCTTATTCCTGATATACGGTACAATCACTTCATTTGAGCCTTTACTGCCTGATATACCCATTGGCATTACCGTTAGTTCCCTGCCGTTTTCCGTTATGTAGATGAAGTCCATTTTGAGCGACATCAACTGCGGGTCTATCATATCAATCATGTTCAAGCCGTTTAGCAGTTCGTCAACGTCGTTGTAAACGTCCCAGTCATGCACATCGTCCATGTCAAATTCGCCGTATTGTACGCAGTAATCTTCTATTCTGCGGATAGCAGGCTCAAGCATGGCAAACATTTCGCCGGGGTTCATGCCGAATAGTTCGTCAATAGGCTCGAACAACTTTTCCGTCAACGCTATGTGGGAATACATTTCTATGTTTGCCGAGTTCATCACTTCAATCATGGTAAGCTCAAACCGTTCTTGACCTGTCATGGAGTATAGCGCGTTGTTTAGTTCAATCTTTAGGCGGCTACCGTGCCAGTAGGTCGCCATTACGTCGGTGTTAGGTATCGGCGGGGCTACCGCACCGGGGTCGGCTGCTGAGAATATCTCAATGCCGTAGTAATTGTTTTCGTCGCCGCCCTCCAAGTGGATTCTGCCGCCCCTGTTGACGACGTAAACACCTTCGCCGTTTGGCAAATCACCATATCCATCAACAAGCGTGATTTCAAACGGCTGTCCGTAATAAGTGCCGCTGACGGTGTAGTTTGCGCCCTCTTTCAAATTGCCGCCATCTTTTCTGCGCCAGCCTACATATGTAAGCGAAGCCGCCCAGAACGTCCAGCGTTCGAGTTCGTGGAATTGCGGGAGAGTAGGGGCTATAGGTTCGCCAACTTCACGCAGCAGGGTTGCGCCAAGCGATGAACCTACGTTGGTTACGATGTACTTGAAGTTGTCGGCTGATATGATAATGTCGTCAACTATGCCGCCGTCCGGGGGCAGGTCGGGTATGTTGTAACGATAGAATGAATACGTGCTGTCGCCGTGCGTTTCGTCCGTGCTGTGCATTGTGATGGTTTTGGGGTTGCCTCCGCCGCCCTCCGCATCGCCTCCATATGCGCCGATGCGGATAATGGAATCAACAGTTACACCGTTTTGCCCAGAAGATATGCCATAAAAATGTATTTCGCCATTCTCGATTGTGGCGTCTACGTGCATGGCATGTCCGCTTGAATGCTGAATAACACCCGTCGTTTCCGTGCCAACGCCGAACAATGCAACTCCCTCGCTCTGACCGCCCTGATTCCCTATGCCCATGTGTACGGCGTATAAATTATCAGAGTTGAATTCATGGTCAGAACTGCGGATTGCCCAATGCCCGCTGTCCTCGTAGGCTTCAAAATCATCAATGCGCTCATGACCGCCGCCGCCAATAACCGTGCCTCCGCCAACATCAACACCATGCACAAGCACGAGCGTTTCATCGTCAAGCGCGGCTATCTCTTGAGGCGTCGGCTGTTGGTCGAATACGACTATATTAGCATCGCCATCGCCGCCCTCGCCTTTTCTTGCGAATGTTTCAAGCGGCTTGCCGGGCGCGATAATCATGCCCTCGCCTGCTATCGTGCCGGGTATAAAATCAGCGGTGGGCGCAATGTCAAGTACGTTGGTCGCGTCAAGCAACACCGAAAACGGCTTAAATGCTCCGCTTCTGACGTAAAGCCTTGTATCAGCCCACATCGACACTGCCGCAGTTGTAGTTATATCGCCGTCAAGCAATATTAAATCCCTTGTACCCTGTATGCCACCTATTGTAGCGGGAACATCCGCGCGTAAATAGCAAAGCCCCTTGTTCCGCGACAATACAAATGAGTTTAAGGGATTAGACACAGTTGTCGTCACGGCTACGCTGCAATCACAGTTTAAAGCGCTTATATTGCCGTTAATTGTTGCGTTGACGTTAATATTAAGCCTGCTTAAACCTTTGATGTTTCTGAACGTAAGATGCCCCGAATGCGTGGCGTTCATCGTTATGCTCATGGTTTCATAATCGAGGTGCCTGTCGTTTATGCTCTCGTTAACCAAGGTTTGTATTGCAGGCAGTCCATCGCCGCCAAAGTCCACGCCTTGAACGTAATCACGTATAACGCCTTTTATCATTATGTCATCCGTGCCAATACCGGAATTGACAACCTTTTCGTCCTCGAACATCGCAAGGTTGCCGTCAGGCGCGTCAGTCGCTAAAGGCATCATACCTGATATGTCCACATTAAACGCTATATCGAATACCCACGTAATGGCGCCGCTGGGGGCTATCGCATTGGCTATATAGCGGGTAGTCGCGCCATCCTGTGTTTCGTCCACCCGTACATTAACAAAATCGTTTATGGTGATTGCACTGAACCCGGAAGTGTTTGATGGCACTAATGCGCGTGTATCGAACGTACCCACATGACTGCCGAGGTTTTTTATCGTCTCAATTTCGCCAAAGGCATATTTCATGTTTGCCCTTATCCCGTTAATCCACGGAGTTATGAATTTACCGTTAATCGGGACTAGATTTCCGTTTGCCGGCTCGTCCGTCGCGGCGCGAAGCCCTATCTTTGAATCCGTCACCGCATTAGCCGCCAGTTCAGGTTCGAGTATCGGGTTAGCGGTGAAATCCCTTGCGGCGGGAATGGCGTCTATGTCGTCCGCTAAATCGCTCAAATCGGCGTTCACTGCTGTAACCCATGCACTCAATGCCACGTCTGCCGCCACTGTAACATCCCCCGCCCCGTGCTCATGCACGGCTGGGCTGAAGCCTGTATGCCCGCTTTGGGCGTAGCCTAAGTTGGTCAGATCCGCATGGTTGCCCGTGCCGCCCGTGTTTGCTGTGTTCACATTGCCGTTAGCGTCAGGCGGGGTGTTATTAACGGTTTTAACTGATGCGTTCGCAGCATCATTGGCAGAACTCGCCGATGCCTGAGCCGCTTGCGCCGCCGCGCTTGCAGCACTCGCGGCAGCGTTTGCGGAATTTGCCGTATTGTTGGCTGTTGCCGCCAACGCTTGCGCCGCTGTCGCCTTGCCGTCCGCGACAAATGACGTGTCAACGCCGTCATCAATATGAGCTCCTTGATGCCGTGATGTGTACGGGTTCATCGCGGCGTATTCTTCGCTTATCAATTCCCTTATTCTGGTTTCCTCTGCCGGACTGAACGCCATTACCCTGCACCCCCTAACAGTTTGTGAATGTGCAGCCTACGTTTTGCACAAGCCGGTTTCGGCTTTTTGCCGATTGGTGCAGGTTTTACATCGACGGGCTTCTTGCCCCCCATGATTGTGTCGGCCATATCCTGCGTAATATGCCCGGCGTTGAGAAGGCCGCGTATCGTGCCGATGGGGAGATGTGTCTCGGCCACAAGGTCGCTCAGCACTGTGGTTTTGTCCGCTTCTGTCTCTGCGGCTTTCAAGGCCGCGATATAGCTTTTTTGAATGTCGGTTAGTTTTCTTGCCATGTCTGCCTCCTATCTTTTGGCGATCCTCTCGCGTGAATGCTGCCTCCGCAGCCCCGTCTCGTTAGTGAAGTCGCTTAATCTCTTCTGCCAATATTTAAGCTTTTGCTTGTCATTATCAACTCCGGCTTCAGCGGCAACTTCAGGCCCAGCAGTTTCTTTCACGGCGATGCGCCGTTTCCATGCGCGCACCTCACGTTCAAGTCCGCGCTGGATCTGGCTCGCCTCGTATGCTCCGACGGTTTTATCCTTGCCGTCAGCACCGGTGAAGGTGTATGTCTTGTCGGCGTATTCGTTTAGCTCCTCGGGCGTCCACCGGGGAGTAGAGATGCCTGGATAAAATGGGGAATACGAGTGTCTGCAGTTGGCTCCATGCAGCCCGTCTACCAAACCGTAGCCCGTCGATTTTATGAAATCCGGATACTCTTTGTTAGCCAACACCATCACCCCCTAATACCTTCGCGCATAACAAAAGCGCCTACGGTGTAGACGCTTTTTGTGTGTTTGGCTATTCGCTATGCCGGTATTGCTTGTTGCACGACTATGTCAACTATCTCGTCAAGGAAGACTGTGTCTAGCTCTTGTGGCGCTATTTCAATTTGAAAGCCGTATCTATCTGGGTCTGCATCAAACTCATCTGGCGCTAAAAACATGCCAGTAATAACGCCACGGGATGAAGTCCTTATTGACACTTCTTTCCTGTCAAATGCTGACTGTTCAAGCACTATTTGATAATCAACCATGTTAATCACCCTTTCATGTGGGTTGGTTTATCGGCAAGCTGGTCTAAAGCTTATATCCCTCAATTATCTCATTTATCCGTGGTTTTCTTTCGTCCGGCAGGTCTTCATACAGTTTATCGAACTGCTCAACGCTGTAAGGTGAACCTATCCATTTTAACGCCGCAAAGGCAAAGTCAGACACCGAGACGCCGAATGCTCTAGTGAAATACTTGCCACTGCTGTAATTTGAGCTTGTTAACGCCGCAAGCTCGTCAACGGTATTTTTATCGGAGGTTTTATTCCGAGCAATTTCTAAAATCTTAGGTATTATATTCCCTATGCCACTAACTCCCAGAACCAATTCCATAGATTTCACCTTCAGTGCTATGCTACTTTGCGACCTTCTCTGTATGCCCGCCTTGCTTCGTTAAGGCTCATGTCCATAGCGCCGCCGCTATAGTCTGGATTGTCGGTCATAATTGGGTCATCTTCCCAGTTGCAAACATCACAGGTCTCCCAACGACCTAATTCACTAAGGCTCAAGTTGTTGCAACATGGGCATTCGTGCTTATTCATATCGACTCCTCCTTAAACCTTTCTGTTTGTGCGTCTGTGCCATCAAGCAAAATGTCAAATACGTCATCCCAGTTCATTTCGGCGCCTCTCTAGCTCGTTTAATGTGTCCTGAATGTCAACTCTCGTCTGCCCGTCAGCATTTTGCAATTGAAAATCAAGCCCCGCCTTTACGTCGCTGTAAGATAAGGCATCAAAGTACAGGCCGTCATTTTGCTCTGGATACTGAACGCGGTCAATCAACTCAGTCATAACCATAGCTAAAGCGCTCCTTTCGTGTAGACGTAACCAAAACTCTGGGCATTCTCCGCAAGCCACTTTTCAACTTCTTCAGCCATTACATCAAAAAGTTTACGTTGATATTCATTGCCTGTCAAGTGAATATTTTGCCCTTGCAGGATTTGAGCCGCTTGGAGATAGGACCCAACCCCTTCCGCCTCCATGACGTTACCTATGGAACGGTTAACCTCGGTGGAAATTTCCTTGAGGCTGAAAAAAGTACCTTGCGGTGTGCTTGCTCTCAATTCAATTAACCCGCTTTTGGCAAATTCCGAAACATCTTCTCTCGTAAATGTTCGCCCACTTGGATGATTATGGGTAAACACGTTGCCATTGAATAGCTCTTCATCTTCTTCCGGAATACGAACAACATGCTTGTCTCCGGCATATTCTTTTAGTACGTCGCCTTCTGGTGAAATCAAAGTGCCAATTTCGTAATCAAGGCCCTGTTTTTTAGACTCAATATCGTGTAGCGTATGTGATAATTTAGACGTCCGCACTGATTCATCCCCTTGCATGTATAATATATCATTTTGCATCTCGTTTTGCAAGGATTTTTCATCGCGGTTTTCGCGATACCCACCGTTGATTTCCTTCCAGTAGAAAACTTTGCCCTGCCATGCCTCATGATTACGATGACCTTCGCCGGTGTTCCGCGCGCCCATATGCGCTGAGGTCTCAACATGCGTACAGCCCTGCTCTATCATGCCCTGTTTGGTCAACTCTGCAGCCGCCTGAGACACGCCCGTGCGGATGTTCATCAGCACCGCCGCTTCGATGCTTATATTCCTGCCGCTTGCGTAGCTGAACACGCTCACGCCTTCGCGCAGCAAGTCGTCCATGCCCTCTGCCAGCGCTTCCGTGTAGCTGTGTGTGCCGTTTGCTACTTTGCCGTACGCCGTATTAAGCGTCCGCTCAAATAAATCCTCGCTGTTTATCGCAATCGTGCCGGTGAGGCGCCTCAGTGACGACGTAGACCTGCCTATGCGCGATTCCAATATACGGTGCATCGCCGGCGACTGCTGGTATATTACAGGAGGCAGCCCCGCTTCTTTGTATATCTCGTTGTCATACCGTAGCGTCTCCACGCCCGCATCCTCGAATAATTGCCGCACTAATGCCGGGGAATACGTCAGCACCGCGTCTATCTCGCTCATTATGTCTACGCGCAGCCCCGCAACGTGTTTTTCTATGTCTTTCTGCGTCAGCCCGATAGACTGGGCGGCCTCGATCTGCCTTCGCGTGCTGGGCATTATCGCCCCCTGCGCTTTCATCGCGTCCGCTACGTGCCTTGCGATGGATTTCAAAACCGCAGTGTGAAGATCAGAATAGAGTACCGTAAGGTCGTCGAGTTTGTTGATGAAATAGTCTGGGTGCAGCATCAGAATTCACTCGCATCCGGTTCAGGCAAGCCCTTAGCCGCTTCCGCTACCATTTCTGGCGTTAATTTACTGAAAAAGTCCGAAAACTCAATCAGCGCGGCGCGGGTTTCATCCGGCCTGACGACGCCTAATCCCTGTAACGATTTCAGGGTGTTCATCATGCTGTTGAACACCTCTTCCTTTTCCTCGCTAGTGATCAGCACCGAATCGCCCCAATGGAAGGTCGGCGGTTCCGTGAGCGTACCGTCAAGCCCGTGGGCAGCCGCTATCTCTCCCATCACCACAGCAAGCGCCTCAAGCGCCATCTGTGCCGCTTTCTGTAACGACGACACAAGCACATAGAAACGCTGCCGTCCGTGCTTTATTTCCGTCGCGGTTTTCTCCACGGACTGAGCCTCGCTCAATGCGCCGTGGGAAAGCCCTGTGACGACCTCAATATGCTTTTTTAGCATTTCAAGGCGTTCCTTCAGCGGGTCTATGCGCAACTCCGGCGTCCATGCTTGTATACCGCTAAAGTGTTCGCCAGCCGTCAGTTGATTCGTCCGGTATAGCCGCTCCTTGCCCTTTGGCAGGGCGAGCGTCGTCACGCTTTGTTTCGGGTTGAGCGCGTCCATTGTACCGGTGGCTCGGAACATGTCACTTGATGCGTCTATAGCCATTTCCCCGGCTTCATTTTCCCATGTTATACGGGCGTCCTGCTCGTCGGCAAGGCGTATGAGGTCGATAGCCGCGCTGAATATGGATTCGGCGTTTGGCGCCGCCAGCGGCACGAACCACGGCCTTGACGTGTTGCGCCATACGGCGGAAGGCTCAAGCCCTGCCCAGGCTTGGACGTTGTCAAGGCTTATTTCAGACCCCAGACGATCCTCCCTCGACGACTTATACGCTGTGTTTTCTACAGTGTACGTGCCGCCATCCCAATCGCATTGCGTCAGCAGCGTGTAATATATCTCGCCTTCTTTTTGGCGCTCTACGAAAACGACGCTCTCAAGCTCGCCCTGCACGTCATAGCGCACCGGGTAGTACGAGAGTCGATTGGCGATATTGACAAGTATCTTGTCCTTGTATGGGAACGGCCTTAAAATTATCTCGCCCACCGCTGAGGCTTTTTCAATCGTGTCGCGCAGGTTCTCGATCACGCGCTGGTATTGCTCGTTGAGGTAGTCGTTGGTCTCTACTTCCGACTCAAGCTCAATTGTGACATTGCGCGCAACTTCGCCGCATATCGTGCGGGCTATATTCAGGCTCGGCGTGTCCTTATTATTCCACGACGCTTTGCCGATGTAGCATTTTTGCCATAATGCAATCTCATCAAGCTGCTCCTGCGTCGAAAGGACAGGGATGCCGATTGCTTGCTCTATCGTCTTTTTGCTAAACAGATTCATCACCCACTTTACAAGCGCGGATATAGCGCCCATATGCTCACCGCCTTTTATTTTCCGCGCCGTTTCCAGACCGGTTCGAGGGCATAGCGTACAGCGTCGATAGAATGGTTATTCGCATCGGGATAGCCGCTCATTATCTCCCCGTCTTTGTTCCTCTCGTATTCATAGGTCAAAAACTCCTCTGCCGTATACCGGCACCGCGACGGGTCTATGATAATCTCGCTTAGCGATTGCAGCCATTTCATGGAATAGTCAACGCTGCCCGGCCCTTTTATGGCCCCTGCCATGTTAAAGCCCCAAGCATTAAAGTCTGCTATGCTCTTTGGCTCCGCGCTGTCTGCTGCTATTGTCACGCCCTGATAGTCCTTAAGCTCCCGCGCCGTGTTTTCGTTGCTTGATTTCCATAGCCTCTTTTCTCCGTATATGTACAGCTTCTGCCGCGTTGCGTCAAAGTGCATTTCAGCAAAGTGCAGCGGATCCGGGTAGTAGCCAAAGTCGAGGCCGTAGTGTAAACGGTCGAACCGCCTCATCTCGTCGTCGCTTATTGTCCGCCGCGTGATGTTTTCAAACACATTCGCGCCCGTTCCCGTCGCCTCGCCGTCATATTCGTGCCGGTATGCCCGCTCATTTGACTCACGCAGCGACTCAGCCTCTTCCCAGAAGCGCTCACCCAGCCACCGGCGCGGCGCGTTTTTGAAATGGCTGTGGTGTATCAGCCGTCGCGGGTTTTCCTTACGACCTTCGACGTTGATGTAATGCTGCTGGCTGATCGGCGTGTTATACGACCGGAACAGTATGCCCTCGTCGCCGCCGCGGAAAGCAGATTGTACTATGTTCCGCAGGATGTCCGCGCCACGTAGCTGGTCAGCCTCTTCAATCCAGATGACGCCTATGTGCATTTCGTTTGGCGGTTTGATCGATTTTATCTTGCCCGGGTCATCCGCACCCCGAAAGTAAATGGTTTGCCCTGTACTTTTACGCTTTATTTCAAGTGGGCTTTTTGTACAGTGAAACTCATCGGTTAGCCCAAGCTCATCAATAGCCCAGACGATTTGGCTGTATACACTGTCCCTCAGATTATCTTTGAGCTGCCTTATGGCCAATCCACAGAATTGCTTGTTGAGCATTATGAGGTCAACGAGTTTTAGCCCGCAGAAAGAAGACTTGAGGCTTCCTCTCCCGCCCCTGAAATCAAACTGGCTGTATTCGCGTTCATCTACGCTCCTATTTACATCGGCCCATTCATTGCCAAGAACGCGGGCGGGGAGTTCTCTGTAAACTTCCGGCTTATCGCCTGATAGCCCTTTTACTTCTGCGAACTTCAGCTCTTTGTCAACGATTATGCCGTAGGCCGTTGTCAGGTCTTTGACGTTGGTGAACATATCGACTGTCTCAGCCTTAGCCTCTATCGCTTTTAGCAGTTTGTCGGCAATGCGCTTTTTCGTTTCGTGCTGGGACGCCATGTAAGCGAGGGTGTCTTCTGTATTCTCTATTTGTTTTTGTGCGACATCTTGCGACACCTTCGGCTCTTTTGCAACGAGCCTTCTCACGGTTACATCTGACACCCCGTGTACCCTTGCAACCTCCCGGTAGTTCTGCAGCCTCACGTATTCCGCTATTATGAGCTTGCGCTTTTTGTCGCCTAACGGCTTTCCTCTGCCCATTTCATCAGCTCACCTATCAGCTCTTGTTTTCCGTATAACCGGCTTTTGTGGACATGCCCGTCAAAGCGTCTGGTTATTTTCAAATGGATGATATTGGAAAACTTCTGGTTTTCGTCGTCGTAGTACGTCGTCGTATTTATCGTGACCTTAAATCGAGGAGACAGCTTTATGAGCAGTATTTTGATATATTTGTCCACGCTGCCCACACCTCTCAAATGTGTATGAAAAAACCGCCCGGAGGCGGCTTGTTCTGTGTTTCGTTAGGAAAAGGGCAACGCCCCTCCGGCTGCAACCGGAAGAGCGTCAAGAAGCCCAGTAAAGACGATACAACATAACTGCACAAAGGATATCATATTCTTGCCGTTCTGTCAAACGCTATATCTACACAGCAACAGCACTAGGGTCTCTTTTGCAAAGGTATTTTCTTGTGTGCTCGGTTTCGCGTACGGGATAGTTTGACACAGGGGGCAGTCCGACAGAAAGCACAAGCTTACCGTCCACAAATACCCCAACGCAATCAATACCCCACTCAAACACAGCATGATGTGGTAGAGTCAAACCAGCCTTGTCTGCATATTCATGAATAGCTCGCATAAGCGGCTTATTTTCTTTCAAACTTTGCATAGAATCATTCCTCTTCAAACACTACATATTTCCCCGCTGCGTTGTACAGGACGCTATTATCTTGGTCGAAATAACTAAGTATTTTTCTGTCGCCGTCAGATACATCCAGGCTTTTTGCGTCAAATCCCGGATGTGTATGTCCGCTCCAGCGATAACCTTGCGCATTCAGTGCTATTGCACCACTCCTATAGAGCGGTACTTGCTTTTCGTCCCCTCTTATAATCAGCCTATCGCCCTTGCGCGTAAACATTGCGAACTCATCGCCCGTTTTCGCCGTAAGTGCGGCAAGATCAAGCATCGACACATCCCGTTTGTTTACGGTGACTTGCGAACCGTACTCAGGAAGCCTGTCAAGTATTTCCTGCTGCCTTTGGTTTAGCTCCTTAGCTTCAAATGCGACATCTGCCGGGTGGCCTTGCTCAATTGGGTTGTTGATTGCCTCCACCCCTGCACTTATAGTACCACCGTCTGACTCGGATTTCAACTCTTTTTTGAAGCTTGGGAACTTGCCTGACTCGCGCATTGCGTCCGCGAGCGACTGCCCTGCGTATATCTTAACCCGCTTCCCGCCTACGGTGCGCCAGATATACGTCCCGCGCTCGTCCGAGTATTCCATTTGCCGTCCTCCAATGGTGCTCCAGAATGTTCAAAAGCGGCCGCCCGTTTTCGGTAGCCGCTACTTTCCCATGCTACCCATTATACCCCTTGACTTTTTCCCTGTGTGGACAATTTATTAACTTTTTTTCCCGCTATGGACACTTTTCATGCTAATTTCAGTTTTTTTGCCACATTGTAGGCGTATCGCTGTTTCCACCTCCGGTATGTCCTCGGACTTGCGTCTTTCGGATACCAAGCGCCCTCAGTGATATTTTCAACCACGCCCCGCCTGTACATCCTTGGGATTTCCAACAAAGCCTGCTCAATCGCGTGCATCTCGCCCGATATCACCGCAAGCCTAAGCGCCTTATCCTCCGTTGGTTTCGCCGTATCGCAGCTTTTTGGCATGAACTCGGCGGAAAACTTGCCGTTCCTATCAAATCCCGACTCTATGCGTGGGGCAGGGCTTGCCTCCAATATGACTTGGTACTCATCCTTCATCCTATCGTAGTCACGTATGATATACAGCACGCGCATATAGAGGTTATGCGGAAGCAGATACGGGTTGTTTTTTGCTTTCTGGTGTTCCCTAGCCATCACCGCATCCCCGCTTCCCAAAGCGCGCAAGAGTCGTACTCAGATACAAAGTTTGTACATCGCTCAGAATCGCCGTTGACGCAGACAATATCAACCTCATGTATCATTACGCCACTGCCTTTTTCGCCCCATTTGCACGTCCTACAGTTTTTTTTCATTGACAAAGCACCGTCCCTTTCGGTAAAATGGTTTTGTGAGAACCGGATACCAAAGGTCGCCCCGTCCCTGTTGGCGCAGGGGCGGGTTTGCTGTTGTGCGCGTGATGGCGGTTCAGGTATCTTGTGCATGTGGCTATGTGAACAATCTATATGCTGTAGTTGACAACTGTGCTATAATTATTGCGTAAGTAGAAAATAATTTGTCACACGAATCAAATAATAGGGAGGTATATTTATGTCCGGCGAAAACGATGGTTTTGTTACCTTTGACGAAATCTCGAAAGATATGACGGAAAGTGATTATTTGGCATTTATTGACAGGGAGCGCAGGCGCAACTATTTCAACGATGCGAAGAAAGATGCTAACGGAAGCCCTATTGACGGCGGCGTATACATCCTCGAAGGTATGCGCTTGCTCAACGAGGCTATAGCCGGGGCGCAGTAGATTATGGGCAATTCATTATCTAGTGATGTGTACATCCCGCCGTCGCGCGAATACTTGGTGAATAATCGGAAGCATTTCCAAGCAATGCTAGGTCATTTTGCTGACTTTAAGAAAATGCCTAAGGCCGACTTTAAGGTAGACCTTGATTTAGTAGACTCAATAGCGAAACGCGTTCATCAGCGAATAAGCTACTATAGGTATTTCCATGGAATTCATCTGGTGCAGCCCCGCCAAGCCGCAATGCAGGCGTACTGGGTTTTGCGCTATCACCCATTGCGGACGCTGCCCAAATGGGATCATGAATTTGATGTGAACGTACACTTTGCTTTTTATGTCCTCTTTGCAGGGTCAATGCGGGAGCCGATCGAAAATTGCCCGAAAGAAAAACAGCCTATAGTCCTAAACTATGTTCTCGGAGAATATCAAGGGGAATACTTGCGCGCATTTAGCGAATACGACATAAGCAAGGAAGCGATGATGTTAATGTCTGACAGCATAAAGAGCATTGTGAAAGCCGAAATAAAGAATCATGCTTAGTCCGGAGTTCGTGACTTAAATCCCTGAATGCGTCCGAAAGGGCGCATTTTGCTGTTAAGCACGCTTATTCCACGCTTCGATTGCTTCTCCCTTGCTCTCAAACCAACGCACTTGCCCTCCAGAACACTCAACCACTTTAAGACACGCGACTCTGTAGCTACTGAGTATATCTCGGTATACGTCTGCTTTGCCCCCGCAGAAAGGGCAGCGTTTCAGTTCGCTCACATCTCATCCCTCCATCCAATCCCAATACTCGTCTTCCGTAATCTCGCCCGCCCGTTTCTTCCGGCGCATTTCCAGACCTTCGATTCCCCGCGCTATCTCAGCCTTGCGTTTTTCCGCATCCGCCCTGTCACGCTCTGCTATCTGCATTTTCCATTTGTCTATCAGCGGCGTCGTGTACGGCTTGAATTCCAGTCGGCTACAAAGCGTAGCCAGCTCCGCGTCCAGTTCGTCCCGCGCTTTGTCGTCGTGGTTATGCATCGGTTTTAGCGCGTTTATCAGCAGGACTTCCCAGACATACATGTCAGCCACCGACGGCAATTCCGCGTACTCTATGAGCGTCACGGCGTCAATGTCTATCTCGCGGTGCATCGGCTTTTTGAAGAAGTGGCCTCGCAGCCGGTCGGATAGCTTCTGTTTCGTGCGCCCGATGTAGGCAAGCCCGTGGGCGTAGTGGATTTTATACAGCGTGTGGGGCATATCATTTGTCCGCCTTTGACCTTTGGTGATAGGGGCAATCCCTAAGAAAATCGTCTGTCGGCACCCAATCAGCCAAAACGATATTGTGAGTAACCGTGCAAACGCTGTCGCCCTCGCCTATGTATTCGCAGTTGTCGCAGGTGTCGGGGTTGCATACTTTTGGTATCTTTGGTCGTGGTTTTCTTTTTGCTTTGCTCATTAGTCGTCACGTCCTTCCTGCGCCGCGAGCGCGTCCTTGGCTTTCTTGAGAAGTCCGCACCTACACTCTATAAACGGGTCGTCTTTTAGCTTTTCGCAATATACGCAGCACCCGCAACCTTGCGCACAGACCATGTTTTTAATTGCCGGGCATTTGAGCAGCATCATTCACCCTGCCTTTCCCGCAGCGCGGCTTTCGCATCTTCTCTGGTGAGGAAAACGGTTTTGCCGAAATCGCCATTTTGCATGTCGTAAACTATGTCTACTATGTTTTCACAAACATGCTCTCTGATAATTCTTTCGCCGTAAAGATTAATCACTACATAAACTGTACTCCCCACCGCATACGGAAGCGTTATCAAGCGGTTTTGTTCTTCCAGATTTTCATATTCAGCGAGTTTCTCTATTGCGTTCTCAACAAGTATAGTGTCAACACATGATGTCAAATCGTCAGTGTTTACCCCTTTGATTTTATATCCGCCGAGCTTATCGGCTTCTGTTAATCTCGTCATCGCTTAAGCCCCCTTTGCGTTATATTTGGCCAAATCTTTTTCAAGCATATCAACTAGGATTTCTCGAATGATTGTGCCAATGTGTTCTCCGAGAATCCGATAACTATCGTATTTGTCATTATCGTGAGGCGCTGTCGGCGTGGTTGCTCTGGTGTTCCATTTGTCGGCGGCTCGTTGCTTGACGGTTTCGATGTCGCCTTCCGAACAATAACCACTGCTTGCGCCGCACCCTCCTAATTTTTTGCTACATACATAATGACCCTGATTTTGATTATGGTTATCATCATCTTCTGGCGTTTTGAATACCAACGCCGATGTCCCCGCATCGCAGAACGGGCATGGTATAAGCTCAGGCTCGTCATTCTCGTCAGGCTCTTCTTCGATGCCGCCGTTTTCGAGGGCTTGGATTAGCTTGCGTATATTGCGTATTTCAATAAGTGAACTGTTTGGTCTTGTTGACCTACTACCGCCTTTGCAATACTGCTCTTTTATTACCTCAAATTCTTTTCTGGTCATTCTGTTGTCCTCCCCAATCCCGCAGCCACCGGTTCCGCTATCGTTATCTCGTCCCGCAAGCGGCACAGGTCTTGTATTAGCCCCATTTGTTCAATAGTCGGCATTTCAGGGGCGTCCGCGTCACGTATGAAATTTGCCGCCCTTGTGAGCATCCGCGCTGTCAATATCGCATCCCGCTCCGTTGACACTGTTATTTCGATCATTTCAAGTCCTCCAAGTCTATGTTGAACAGCCTCTGCTGCCCCCGCGCCGGCACCGGCTCCGGCAGCATTTGCACGTTGGCGAGTTCCCATGCGTAGCGGCCTTCGGAAAAATCGCCGAATAGCAATTCGTCATCGCCAATATACCAATTATCTGCCGCCATTCCTTCTAAACCATTATGAAGCATTAAGTCCCCGCGTCTATCTGGGCCTATGCACTTCCAGCACCCCACAAGCTCCGCCGTGGCGATGACCGCGCCGATGGGCAGCGAGTCAAGATATTTGATAATGTTGATTATAGATCTCTCCTGCATTCCAAAAGCGCGCCCCATTGCCGGGATGATGATATCAATATCCTCTGCGGTCATAATAGCCGACGGCTTTTTCTTTCCCGCATGTATAGCGATCGGCCCCCTGTACCGCGTCGCCCAACTCCTCGTTTCGTAAGTTTTCGCGCTAACCGCTATGAGCGACGCCCACGGTTGGTAGATGGTTATTGCGCGCATGTCACTTCTACTCCTTTCCCTCCTGTTCATCGAAAACTGTGCCGATGATTTCCATCATAACGCCACGGTTCCACTCTGGGTATTGATATATTTTGCCGTGTTGCAACTTAAATTTTGCATTTTTCTGGTCATATACTACGACAAATTTATAACCATCTTCATCAAGGATGTCCCCCTCAAAAATCAGCCTATCTTCCTCGCTCTCGCCTCTATAGGATTTAGCGGCATAAAGCCCGGTTGATTGTCCGAGCGTGTCCTTTTTTATTCTTACGCAAGCATTAACGACGGCATCTACAACCAGCACATTTGGCACTACCCATAAACTAGGCCCTACCCAAAATATAGAACCGTATCTCCAGTTATCGGTCTCATAACATTTTCCCCTAAACAAATATCTGTTATCCATCGCCTGTGTTCCCTCCGTTTCTATCTCCCATAAACATGCTCAGCCCACGTCAGCCCGCGTCTATATGCTTCGTGCTGCTCTTTGTTAAGTTCTGCGCAATTGTCGCAGATAAACTCGTTACACTCGTTGTATCTGCCCTCGTCTGCGTCGAAGTCGTCAACGCCGCATTGATAGCAAGTGTGTTTAGGCATTATCTCCCCCAGATTCGCGTACACATAATCTGCTATCTGTTCGCAAGTGTATTCGCGCTCATCGTCGCGATATTCGCAGGTTTCGTCGCAGTCCGGCCTTTTGCACCCCTCGCAAACCGGCAGGTCTTTGACGGCTGGCGCGGATTCGGCGATTCTCATATATTCATCTTCATCAGTGCCATCGAACCGTTCTTGAACGCAGACGCTGTAGAGCGGCTTCCCGCAATATTCGGTTATGCCGCAGTCTCCGCAGTGTAGTTCCAATCCTCCGATTCTCATTCCCCATCCCCCCACATGCTCATCTGGTTCTCGTCTATCGGCGTGCGCTTCTCCTCGACATTTCTTTGCGCCTTGTACTCGTTGTACCGCTGGCGGTATCTGTAGCTGTCGCCAAACGCGTTCCATGCTGCTTTAACAAGATTCGGCTCATAGGGCCGTATCTTCTCCAAGTCCTCCACCGCCCGCGCCGATATGGAACAGCCGCAGCAGCCCGTGCGCGTTAGTCCGTACACCTCGTAGGCGTCTGAATAGCGGATGCCGTGATAGTCTTTGTACCACTGCTTGTCCGCATTTGACACATAAAACAGGGGCCTGAGCTTGTGCTTCCCGTCAGCAGTTTCGGAAAAGCACATTGATGTATTGTCCTTGCGCGGAACGGAACGCGTTCCGCCCTCATCCCGGCGCTCACCCGTGATTATCAGGTCAAACGGCTTTTGCGCTGAGTGCGCTACTTGCTTTTTGCAATAATAGCAGCATTTTTCGCTGACTTTGAAAGGGATTGGGTTTTCGATGATGAAGTCAAGCAGATATTTCGATGAGTTTATGACAAGCTGGATTTCCGGCCGTGGCTCCCCGGCAGAATTGCAGCCGCATAGAAAGTTGATTGTCGATTCGCACTTAGGGTAACGCTGACGAAGCTCCGCCCGCTTTGCAGTCTTGTCCTCCGCGTCTGTGTATTCCGCAGCTATGGAGAGCGGGATGTTTTTCTTCTGAATGCCCTCCAGCCCGGCTGAAACAATCTTGGATATAAACGGCAGCCCATGTTCCTGCGTGGCCTGCACTATGCCCTTTTTAGGCCGGTGTTCGGTTATCGTAACTCCGTATAGTTTTTCCATGTCGCGGACATGGCGTTTTGTCGCGTCCATCTCAAGCCCGGTGTTGAAAAAGCAGTAGTTGACAGGTGGTAAGTCGAAGATTTTGCGCACTGTCTCGATCAGGTGAAGCATGATATCGCTATCTGACCCGCCGCTATGGGAACAGATTGCGTTCGGGTGCTCGATCAGCCTTTTCGCGATTATGCTTTTGACGGCTTCGAATTTGTGAGGTGCGTCAAAGTCCGCATACGTAGGCCTGTCTGTGTATACTTTGCTTTTGTAGGTGGATTTCATTCAGCGCCCTCTGCCTTTCTAAATTTGCACGGCTCATCTTCCGTCAGGCAATACGCCTTATCCAACGCGTCGCACTTGTGCGCGCCGCCTTTGCGGTATCTGAACGACACGCAGCCGTAAGCGTGTATCAGCCTCAGCGTCCTCTTGCGCGGGTCTGCGCTTACTATAGCCGCCTCAATCCCTGCATTCATTACTGTTTCGCCCCATTTGACTCCGTGATATACGCGGCTCTGACGTCGGACTCGCGGTAAGCCGCTACAAGCTCGTCAATATCGCCGTCTATATTGCGGTATACCAAAATCATCTCGCCATGTATCGTCAGCCTGTCGGCCGGCATGTTGCTGTTGATAGGCTTGCCGTTATGGTCAGGTATATCGGTTATGATTGTTGCGCGCTTCATTGCCCGCCACCGCCCTTTCGTTGTCAATCGGAGCTATCCAGCCATTTCACGCATTAGCTGCTCCATATTCTCAAGTTTTATTCCGCATAGTTCCGGCAAGTTTGCCCTAGTCAGCGCCTCCGCAAAAGGCGGCGGGACTGCATTCCCGCAGCGCGCCACTTGCGCCGCCTTTGATATTTTATTGCCGTCTGCCCCTATGTCGATGATATAGTCAGGCGGGAAGCCTTGTGCGTTGAAAAGCTCACGGGGCGACAGCATTCTCAATCCAATGTCTATAATGGCATATTCTTCGCCGCGGACTGTGACAAGCCCTATCCTGTCTTTGCTTGTCGCGGTGTGCAGCGGCTCTGTTACCGACTGCCCCGATCCCTGCCCATAGTATTTGACCATGAATGCGCGCACTTCCCCAAAATGCCCCGCACTGGTCATCACGGTGTTGAGCGGCTCCGTGTGCCTCTGTCCGTCGCAGTTGTTCCTGAATATCGTTATGTTCGACGTTACTATGGCGTTGTGGTCTATCGCCGTTACGGTGTTTAACGGCTCCGTTGGCGCGTTTCCGCTTCCGGTGTGGCCGCCGCCGTAGTATTTGGACATGAAGGCGCTTACAAGGCCGTATCGGTTTGATGTGTCTGCGGTCAGCAGCGGTTCGCTCAGTTCCTGCCCGCGCACGTCTCGCGGCGATTTTGCCCCGTGGTACTTTGTCAGCGACGGTGCTACTATCCCGTAGCCAAGTTTTGATGTTATCGTCTGCAAAGGTTCGCTTATGCCTTGACCTCTGAAAGCGTCGCCGGTGTGGTTAATTTTTACGATGAACGGCTTCGGGTTGTCTATCACGAATTTTTGAAGCCCCCGTGCTATGCGCCTGAGCGTTGCGTCGGCCAGCGGCCTGACGGCCCTAACGCCGTACTTTTGCCAGACTTCCTCCGATGTTTCAAAAATAGAAGGGCACGGGAGCGACCAGTCGATAATCTCCGCTGCGGTTCTCCGCGGTCTTAATCTCCCGCTATTTACATCGTCGCTACCCGGCGCCGCGTGGGTCGGCTCAGGCCACACGATAGGCTGTCCGTCGCAGCGTGCTATCAGGAATAAACGCTTTCGGATTGTCGGCGCGCCATAGTCACACGCCCTGAGTTCTCGCCAGTCCACCGTGTATCCATGTTTGCGCAGCGCGTTTACAAAGCTGTTGAACGTATGTCCTGCTTTATCCTTGATTGGCTGACCATTCTCGATAGGCCCCCACGTCTTAAACTCTTCAACATTCTCAAGGATGATTACCCGCGGCCGTACTGTGGCGGCCCAACGGACGGAAACCCATGCCAAGCCCCTTATTTCCTTTTTCACAGGCTTGCCGCCTTTTGCTTTTGAAAAATGCGTACAGTCCGGGGAGAGCCACAGGAGCGCAACCGGGCGGCCTTTTGCAACTTTGCGCGGATCCACGTCCCAAACATTTTCACTGTAGTGGTGCGTATAGGGGTGATTTGCCTTATGCATTGCAATCGCGCCCGGATCATGGTTGATGGCAACGTCAACAGGCCTGCCTACAGCCAGCTCAATTCCGGTGCTGGCCCCGCCGCCTCCGGCGAAACTGTCTATGATTAACTCGTCAAATAGCGTTGTCTGTTTTGGCATTACTGCATCTCCATCGTCATCTGTTCTGATTCATCACCACGCAGTCTTGCAGCTTCTTCTATGTTCAAAACCGCTTGCTTAAAGTAGCTGTCCTTGAGTTCAATTCCAATCCCTTTACGGCCTTTTCTCACCGCCCCATAAACTTCGCTTCCGACACCCATGAACGGGGAAAGAACGATTTCGCCCGGATTGCTGTACAGTTCTATGAGGCGGTCGATAACGTCAAGTTGCAGCGGGTGGACGTGCTTCTCATCGTCGTCGTCTTTTGCGTCCTTGAACGGCACTACGTTATCGACTCTGATATCATCCCACACGCTTGAGGCGTACCGCTGCCAGATGTAGTGGTTAAGCTTAGTGATTTTTTCATCATTTACTTTGTTCAGGTGTTCCCAAAGCTCGTCATCAGTAAAATTCGTGTTGTTGGCGTTGTTGTAAGCCTTTAGCATATGCGGCAATATCGGTATTTCCCCGGCGTATGCGTTCAACCCTGATATGTGCGTGACCGGGATTCGGTTCTGCCCTTGACGTGTAAACAGAATCAAATAATCCGGTGTCGCAGGAAAGCATTTTGTACTATCCTCCACGATATACTTGTGCATAAGCGTTCGCACCATCGTCCGCATACGGACCTTAAGCGGTTCTTT